GTGATCGATTATGAGGGTTTGGCTCGCAAGGTGTTCGCTCCTAGAACCGTGAAAGCAGGAGAAGTCGTAAGGTACGACAAAGACGTGTACGTCCAAGGCTGGGTCATTGCCGAGGACGGACAAACTCCGCAAAGCGTGGTCGAAGGCAAGTATGTTTATCCGCCTGAATTCGAAGTGACTAGCTATCCGTCCCTCGAAATCAAGGATAAATACCGTGCGCAGTATGACATCCTGGCGCGTATCCAGGATCGCGCTCGGATGAGCATTGAGTATCAAGAAGACTTGGCGCTCATGAATCTGTTGCAAGCTGGCGCAAACCAAGTCAACACAACGACACTGTTTGCCACATTGAACTTGGCGGCTCTGGAATCCATCCGTTACCAAATTGAACGTCATCGTTTGATTTGTGACAAGTTCATCATTCACCGTCAGGAAGTGTCTGACTTGGTGAATACTGTGTCCGCTCAAGTCGACCCCGTGACCCAACGTGAGTTGATCATGGCCGGGTTCATTGGGACCATCTTGAATGCACAGATTATCACCACTGCAGGCACTCAGACTTTTGAGATTCTGCAACCAGGTCAAGTGAAGGCAGTTACTGCTCCTGAGTATTTGGGCGGTATGCCTATCCGCGTTGAGTTGTTCTCTGAGCCAGTCAATGAGTTCATGCTCGGGAAACCGCGTCAAGGCTGGTTCTGGTATGAATTGATCTCTCAGGTGCTCGTCAACGCCGCAGGCGTGTCAGTCGGTCAACGCATCTAGTGTGTGTAACGTAATGTTGTGAATCAAGATCACCTGGAGGTCCTCGGCTTCCAGGTGATTTTGTATTAGCACAAACCTTAGCTTAGGGAGGATCGAATTATGAAATTCAACAAAACAGCAGTTCAGAAGGAATTGGACATGGCTGCAGAAGAACTTGAAAAGGCAGGCCATGCTGATCTCGCCAGTAAAGTGGACTATTATGGTGGTCGATTGATGACTGCCACAGCTGGGGAAGTGCCTTTGCTACGACGTGCACTATCTAGGATTCTTGACGAAGCAAAGCGCAGGATGGCTGCTGTGGAGAAAAAGGAACCAAGCGAAGCAGAAAAGAAAGCACAGGCAGCTACACAAAATACTCGTCGTGCTGGTGATGCGCGTAAGGAATTATTTCAACGACGGCTGAAAGAAATTGCGGTGCGCAGAGATGCAGCCAAGAATAAATTGAATGCACTACGTACAGCAAGGCAGGAAAGAACAGCGAAAGAGAAGAAATAGCGACTCGAACGGATTATGAAAAAGGTGACCACTCTCCGCACGTCAGTGCGGAGCATTTGGAGCGTTTATAAGAACGCTCGAAGATTGTGATCCCAATCTCTTTATATTTAAGCTAGCATTGAAATCTCTGTCTAACTTCAATCCACACTTGGTACAGGAATAGATCCTAGTTTTCAGTGGCAGAGTATCTTTAATGTTACCACATTTTGAACATTCTTTAGATGTATTCCTTGGATCTATCAACACCAATTTCTTATCAGCTTCTTCCGCTTTATAAGAAAGGATGGATTGAAATTGATTCCAACTAGCTATTTGAATGTTCTTTCTTAAAGATCGTTTTCCATCTTTCTTCTCCTTTCGTAACATGTTTTTGATACTAAGATCTTCCATGTAAATGGTATCGTAATTCTTTACAAGCTGATTTGCAGTTTTGAAAAAGAAATCCTTCTTTTTATTTCCTACATCATTGTGGATCTTACAAATCCACTTTCCAAATTTTCTCCTTTTTGGAGTTCCTTTTTGTTCTTTGGAGAATTTTCTTTGAAGATTCTTTAGATGATTCTCTTCTTTCTTGAGGAAGTTTTCTTTTTCGATCTTCGTATCGTTGGAAAGAGTCAGATAGTGTTTTATTCCAAGATCGATTCCAACTTCTTTGTTTGTCTTTGGAAGAGGATTCTTAGGCACATCTTTACAAGAAATTATAACAAACCACTGATTGAGTTTGTTCTTCTTTACTGTGCAAGTTTTAGGCATCCCTTGAAGAGATCTATGATTAATAATTTTGATGATTCCTATACCTGAAAGTTTAATTTTGTTGCTATCTTTGAATTTCCAGGAGCCGTTGTTTTGAGGATATGTAATAGAGTTATACCTTTTTATATTTCTGTAACGAGGAAATCCTGGATCTTCAATTCCTTCTCTGACTCTTCTAAAGAAATTTTGATAGGCTTTATCAAGTCTGGCTAAAACTTCTTGGGAGATTTGAGAATAAATTTTTTGTAGGAAAGGATCACCCTTCTTCAAAGAAGGAAGTTCTTTTTGCTGTTTGAATTTTGTTGTTCCCTTTCCTGTTTTCTCATAAGTTTCGATTCGTTGTTTGAGGAAATAGTTGTAAAGATTGCAACAGCTTAGAAGAACGGAATTAAGCTGCTTTTCCTGGTTCTTTGTTGGATAAATTCTGAATTGAAAAGATTTGAGCATTTTTTGTTTCTAATTCATTAGTTTAAATTTGTCAACAATTTTTAGTATACTTCGTTAAGTAGGAAATATCAAAGATGTTATTTCCTGCTGTAAACTCGAAACGAAAGGAAGAGAATTATGAAGAAAGTGAAAAAGACAAAGAAGGCACGTAAAGAGGCATTTGCACAACACGTGCAGCATGTTGCTGAGGAACACGGTATGACACCGGCACCAATGGAAGCTCCAGTGAAGAGGTCGCCAAGACTCACTCTGCAGAACCTGATTGCAGAAAATAAAGAAATCTGGGTGATTAACGCTGCTGGCCCATCCACCACAAGTACTGATGTTGGGCTTATTTGTCTTCAGGTTGGAAGCGGAGACTTTATAGACAAGATTATCATTCCACCTGGAAAAGATCCCGTGTGCCTGACCGAACAAGCGACCCCAAAGATGTTAGCTGAGTGTATGGATTTGTTCAAAACAGTTAGGGCAGGAGGTTTGGTGCTGCTGGATCCTGAGCAAGCTGATGCATACTATGCTGAGAATAAAGCACGTAAGCAGATCGTAACAGATAAGATTGATCAGGTGCTAAAGAGTCAGCGCGTTACATCGGCGGCACCTAGGAAGGCGATTAGCGACAATAGCACTAGCGCTGTAAATTCGAAGGTGGGCGACATTTGTTTGAAGGCGAAGCACTCAGCAATTTCTGAACGAGAGGCACTGGAAAAATTGATGGAGCAAGAGGCAGTATTGCAGGTTGATGATTACAAGTACCTTTCCGTAAATGGTGTGTTTTCAGGAATAAAGGACTGGGCAAAAAACAAAATAAAGACCATGTTGGATGTTCGTGGCACTGATCCTGTTGAAACATCCATTGCTCAGCGGTAAGTAGGGTAGTGTGATGGCGGGGCGAAAGCCCCGCCAGTTTTTAGACCAGGAGTTCAAAAATGCCATTGCTGACAGCGCAAAAGAAATGCTGGACCAAGCAGCCTCCGTACAACTTCTATCATTTTCCAGAGGAACACCGTGCAGGGTGGGAAAAATTCTGGAAAGAAATGGATGGAGATGCTGAAAAGGTCTTGGACTTTGCCAAGAAAGCAGACATTGAGTGCCCGCCCGAATGGTTCGAAAGTCTGCATCGTTTCTTGTTTGGTGTGTTTTGTGGAAATCCAAAGTTATTGAAACAGGCAGCCAGTAAGGATTTCAATACGTTTGTAGGGCAGACAGCTAAGAATCATCAAAACGAACCCAAAGAGAGAGATTGGTATACGATTCGTGGTGTGACACATCCTGATTTTGTAGCTATGCTTGAACGTGCCGCAGAGGTTAAGGATGTGCGTCAGGCTGTGGCATTTATAAATGCAAGGGTGAAGGATTTTGGATTCTTTTTGTACAGTGAATACGTGTTGTCCAAGACGGAAGGAAAGAGCGAGATCAAATCTGTAGCATCCAACTTGAACAAACAAGCATATGAGTTGGAGTGTGCAGCTATTGGGGAATCCCCCATTGGTGGTTTAGATGCGGGCTGTACTATTGTGCACGCCTTGTTTCCAGAAGATCAATTCAATGTTACAGAGGTTATCAGAAAAGATAATGAAGAGATCGAGACGCTGGTAACACAAGATAAACAAGGCCACGTGGCCTTTATTGGCGACATTTGGAATGTTCAGGCCCTATAATAAGCGCCTACGAAGCCGTGAGATGATGGACGAAACGATACAAAAAATCAATGAATTCTCGACTAACGATTTGAGTTTTACAGCGTATTTAAAGATGCGTGGTTGTAAATTAATCTCCGCAAAGAAGCTTGGAACAACATACAAATTTATTTTGGATATTGGTGAGCGTAGTGCGGAGAAGATAAAGATTGAGTACGTAAACTCAGAGTGTGCCAAGTTCGACGCCGAAGTACGGGATTTGAAGAAGATATTGTTTAGCGGGGAAAGTCATTAAGCGCACGGTAGATTTTGTTTGTTGCCATCAAAAAGTTAACTTTTTCTGTATTTCATTGTATACTTCTAATTGTGAGTAAGAAAAAGCTAAAATGTAAGATCTGTGGTAGTACATTCTTTGCCTATGTCTATCCGTATACCATTCATAAATACTGTTCAAAATCATGCGCTAGAAGCGATGTAGAGCATGGTTATAATATGGATTTTATTAACTGCGATACCGCGCTAAGATCCTATTTTTTGGGGTTTTGGCTTACTGATGGCAGTATGATTAAACAAGGCAAGAATAAATTAAAGGCAGTCATTAGTTCAGTAGATAGACAAATAGTTGATGATATTGCTTGTGCAACAGCCTACACAAATAGGATATATGTACAAAATAACGCACAAGGATGGAAACTTGGCTATTCATTATGTTATGCTGGGAAGGTTGCTAAATTCCTCCTTGATCTGGGATATCCAGCTGGTCCAAAGACGGGGAAGGAGTTTATTCCCGATTGTATTTCTGATAAAACATTTCCCCATTTTCTACGTGGCTGTTGGGATGGGGATGGTTATGTTTCCTTTAAATCGAATAAACTATCTTCTGGTATAGTCAGTGCTAGTAAACATTTTTTGGAACAATTGCATACTAAAATATTGAAAAATGTTCCTTTGTACTTTTCGGGGTCATTTAAACCTCGTGCCAATATAAAAAAGCCTCGGGTTAGTATTTGGACATTAAGATTTCAGCATAACGATACTATTGCTCTCTGCGATTATATGTATAAAAATGCTAATTTATTTTTGAATCGAAAATATGATAATTATTCTCTTGGTAAGCAGGTCGGGTTTGTGAAAAGCAAAAAATACCCAGAAGTTGATAGGAGGATTTAGCTATGCCTGGTCTTACTTCCACTACTGGTTTTGATGTTATTATGAAGGGAAAGACTGAAAATATATCTGTGTATGTTAAAGATCCCGGTACTGGGGATTTGATAGACGTTATTGGTAGTAGTACATTTAGCATTATCGATATTGAAGATGATTCTGTAGTATTTACTGAGGCATTTACTGCATCAGGAAGCGCAAACGTTGTTCATGCAAGTCCTGGGATTTACCAATATGCGTTTAATACTAATACTTATACAAAGCAATATATTTTATCTTTTGACTGCTTGCTGCCATCGGAACAAATAAGCTTTAACATGTTTGTAAAGACTGAACCATCTATGATGTTCGCACACGCAGCAGAACTACGAATACAAGTAGACAAAGCTAGAAAGTCTATTTCTGATGATATTGAGAATATGGATAAGCCTGATAATGTTCCTGCCACAAGGTTCTTCTATGGGTACGGCGATGCTTTTTTGATCTATTACTTGGAGCGCGGAGCGCAAATCGTAAATGTGGTTCCTCCTTACACAATGTTCAATCCAATATCATTTCCTTGGGATGTAGCTGGTAGCATATTGATAGACGCTGCTGTAATTGCTGCTTTGGAGTCACAGGGAATATTTGCAATTGACACAGACTATAGTTATTCGCTAGGTGGGAACAGTTTGGTTATAGACCACTTTACAAAGATTAATACGTACCTGACTGGGTTGGTGACAAGGTTCGATAAGAATCTGGTTAGGTTTAAGCAGCAGTTTAGAAGTAAGGGATTGGTGGTGTTCCAGTGGTCGCCTGGAGGAGTGAGATCGGCCAGAATGCTTCAAAGTATGCCCTCTGGATTTTTCTCCCGAATGATGAGTTCCGCATTTGTCTAGTCTTTTCTTCTAGTTACAAGATTACATTAAATACATCATATATTTACTACTTTCCTCTAAGATTTTTCTTGACAAGCGACTGTATATTGGTCTATGCTGATTTTAGAAAGGTCAAAGGAGGATTTTATGGGCCGAATTTTCTGTAAAACATGCGGGAAAGAAATTGCAGATGACAAAATTAAGAAGGCTAAAAAACAAAATCGTATTGCTAAATACTGCAGCACAACGTGTTGGGGAAAACGTCCGCGTGTACATGCTTACGATCACACGTTCCTCGATACCAACACAGAGCTTGCAGCCTACTTTGCAGGCTGGTGGACTGCTGATGGGCATATTGATAAAAAACACAAGATGATTCATATAACCACTGTTGATAAACAGTTGCTTGATGCTTTTATTTCCAGAGTACACTATAATAAAATTATTCATATTCGCCCGCCAAAGACGGAAAATCATAAGATCCAATACACTATTCGTCTTGCCGGAAACATTTCCAAACGCATCCAGGAAATGGGATATGCTCTTGGGGCTAAAGGGGGAAAGGAATTATTTCCGGCTAGATTTTACAATGAGCAATTCTTTTATCATTTTGTCCGTGGGTTCTTTGACGGTGATGGAACAATTCATAAGACAGATAGAGGCAGCATTACATTATCTATTGTAAATCTTTCTTATAAACTTCTCTTCGATATTCACAGCTGGCTTTACAACAGAAAGATAGTGCGTGGAGGGGCAATCTACGAGCCTCGCCCTGCTTTTTACAAACTTCAATTTGGTCACTTCGATACAGTTCAGCTCTGCCAGCATATGTACGCAAACGCCACAATTTGTCTTGAGCGGAAACATCAAAAATATTTAGAGGGGAAAGATTTTGTTCAGGGTTGCATTCCACAAACCAATACTGTCTGTAGCGTTCCTAGCTGTCAGCAGCCCTCCAGAACAAATGGTCTCTGTAAACAGCACTACGATATGACCTATAGAATTGAATATTATGCGGAATATAGAGAGGAGATATATAGAAGAAGTAGAGAATGGATAAAAAATAATCGAGAGCTTCATCTAGAAAGACGTCGTAAACTCTATGCCAAGGATCCAGAAAAATACCGGGAGACCAGTTATCGGTGGAGGAAGGAGAATCCCGAAAAGGTAAAAGAGGCCAAAAAGCAATACGACGCTTCCCACAGAGATGAAATTAATGCCTATAAGCGAGAGGTCCGTAAAAGAGATCATGAAAAAATAAGAGAGCAGGAAAAGGCAAGCTACTATAGAAACAGGCCTCAAAAGCTGGAAGCCAGAAAAAGATATAACGAAGCCCACAAAGAAGAAATTGCCTTGCAGCATAAGGAATATAGAGAAAAGAACAAGGAAAAGCTTAGCGATTATTTTCATCAAAATTATTTAAAGAAACGCGAGAAGATCCTAGCTAGAAGAAAACAACGCTATCAGCAACAAAAAGAAGCTGATTCACAGTGACGCAACTTTAACTCCCCGCCCCCTTTCATCATATCCTATCTCCATGTATTCCTGCGTACTTAAAGCATGAAAGGGTCTCCTCATGTTCAAAAATCTGTTTGCGACGATTGCCCTGAGCACATTTATAAGTTTTCCTGCCACTGCCCAGATAATGAAGGCAGAAAGTCCCACACGTACTGGCGTTAATGTTCAGGCAGACGCACAAGGACATCTCTATACAACACCTGTGCCTGGAGGGCCTGCCGCGCCAGTGATCATTCAAGATCCTACCACAGCTACATCTAGAGCAAATGTGATGCGTCCTGGGAATGTTCCTATACCACCTGCTGGAGTGTATGCGGTAGATACAATAGGATTTGAATATTGCTTTGATGGGGTAAATTGGGAAGCTTTAACCTGTACGGGAAATCACGGAATAGAGGTGAATCTTAACTGGCAGTCATTAACTGCTGTGAAGATTTCCAAGGATGCCAATGCCAATGCTGTGGCTAACCCTGTCTGGTGTGAGATTACAAATGGGACGGCAGCCAATGCACAGGCTACACCAATATATGCAGCGGTGAGCAAAGATACTTCTGTTAACTCGGTTACAAATCCTATCTGGTTGGAATTAACCAATGGAACTGCTGCAAACTCTCAAGCCGCGCCGTTGTTCTCCGCAGTGTCAAAAGACACATCCATCAACTCAGTGACAAATCCTATCTGGCTTGAATTGACAAATGGAACTGCAGCTAACGCTCAAGCTACTCCATTGTTTTCTGCTGTGTCAAAAGACACCTCTATAAACTCGGTTACCAATCCTATTTGGTTGGAATTGACAAATGGAACTGCTGCTAATGCTCAAGCTACTCCATTGTTTTCTGCTGTGTCAAAGGATACTTCTATCAATTCTGTTACAAACCCTATTTGGCTGGAACTTACAAATGGAACTGCAGCTAACGCTCAAGCTACTCCTTTATTTTCTGCTGTGTCAAAGGATACTTCTATCAATTCTGTTACAAATCCTATTTGGCTGGAACTTACAAATGGAACTGCAGCTAACGCTCAAGCTACTCCATTGTTTTCTGCTGTGTCTAAAGACACTAGCGCTAATGCTTTGGCCAATCCGATTTATTGTCAGTTGAGTGACGGCACAAACGCGTTTATGACAACAACATCGTATCCAGGATATGGTAGGCTGCAGGACGGAGACTCTGCTATCCTAGCAGATGTTTTAGATGCTTTCGCTGATGGAATGGCAACTACTGTAAATGGATTGACTGTGGCGTCTGTTATGATGCTCTACAATGGTGCAACATTAGACTTAGCACGTAATGGACCAAACAAAGAACTTTTAATTTATGTAAACAACTGGCCTGCTTTGTTTGATGTAGCCAATAATAGAGCAAATGTCTATAAAGTTGGCTCAAAAGAGTACAATCCTCCAATGGAAGGGCCGACGGCTGTAAATGCAGTTGCAGCTTTGATTCTAACAGCTAAGCAGATTATTAATCAGCCTAATACATGTGTGTGGCTCAAGAACGTTGGCGGTGGCGGTGGCGGAAACTTTTCTGATGCCGATGTTCAAGTGTCTCCTGACGGAACTAACTATGTATCTTTAGCGTGGACAACGTGTGATGGGCTTGTGAGTGGAAGCACTTGTGTATATTGTTTTACGGCTCACGCATACAACTGGGTTCGTGTTTACGTAACTGGATTTGCGGCGGCTTCGGATACTACCGCTTCGGCGTGGTTAACTTCTAATGCCAATTAAGAATGTACATGACCAAAGGAGCCGATTATGAAAATTATTAGTTTTATTCTGTGCATTCTTATTTCGTGTGTTGCTTTCGCTCAAAACTCTCA